TTTGGTTCCTTCCAGCCGTATTGCCTGCTCAAATCTTTTAGCTAGGGGGCCAGACAACTCACCATTATCATCAATATAGCACCATTCTTTGAGTTTGTCAACATTGTTTTCTAGTGCCCATCGAATAATTGATGCTTCGCCAGTATCTTCCTTCATTTCTTGAAGTTCGTCTGCTATCTTGGCCTCATCAGGAATAAACTTGGTAATTCTATTCATTTCTTCAAACTGAACATTTCCATATACTCTTAATACTTCTTTTAACGCTCCTCGGCCCTTCATGGTATTAAATGTTATCATTTGAGAAACTTTAGTAGATCCATACCTTGTCTTAATATAGTCAATAATAAATTCTCTTTTGTCGATTGGAACGTCAACATCAATATCTGGCATAGAAATGCGGTCTTTGGTATTTCGGCCAGAATTATAGAATCTTTCGAAAATTAAACCATATCGGATCGGGTCAATGGATGTGATACCAATTAAATAAGAGACCAGACACCCCGCAGCAGAGCCTCTGCCCGGCCCCGGCAACCAACCCTCTGCCCTCACCTTGTTAACTATATCTCCAACGATCAAGAAATAGCTAGACAAACCAGCACCCTGTAAAATATCTAGTTCGTACTTAATACGGTCAACATATAATTGCTGAGTTTCCTTGTCTATTTTATTTGCTATTTTATCTCTCCATCCATTCCTACATAGTTCTCTTAGGTATTCATCAGGATTAAAACCCTTTGGGCAGGAGAATGGGGGAAGCATGGGTTTATGCAGAATGTCGTAGTCCTCACACAAATTGTCTACATAAAGAGTATTTTCTATTTCTTCTTCAGTATGCAAAGAAGATATTTCTTCCGGAGATAAAATATGAAAATTATCAGACTTAAAGAAACAACCCATCGGAATGTCTTGGTTATTTAGGATCTTTTTATTAATGTCTGTTAGTGTCGTTTTTAGATTATTACACAACAATATTCTTTGATCTACAGAATCCTCTTTTTCGCAATAATGAGCATCTGGAGTACAAATAACTTTAGTGTTAGTTAGCTTGCCAAGGCGTCTGATAATATCTGTGAGATCTTTTTGTTGAGGGGTAAATTCTTGGTCCATAAGCTGGGCTTCTAGGAAGTAATTATCTGATCCCAACATATCCTTCATTAAACTAATGTGCTCTGTGCCGATTTTTATTGCGTTGTCTCTATCCTTTTCGATAGCATCAGCCAAAGATGATCCTAAATGTCCAGAGAAACCTATCATATCTCTGCCGACAATCTTTTTTAGTCTATCAAAGCTAATTCGTGGCTTATGATAAAAATTGTCTGGACTATTACACTCAGAAATAATCTTAATTAGATTAGCCCAACCATTCTTGTTTTTAGCAAGGAGGATGAAGTGGCTTAGTGAGCTATTTTCTTTAGTCTTGTTATGAGAATCTTGTTCGCTAATATAGAGTTCACAACCCAAGATAGGTTTTATTCCTTTGGCTTTCATTGCCTGAAAGAACTGAACAGTACCAGCTATGGTTCCGTGGTCCGTTAATGCACAGGACTTAACTCCGATTTTTGAACATCTGTCAGCCATTTTAGTTGGCTTACTTAGTCCATCCAATAAACTGTAGTGCGAGTGTGCGTGAAGGGGAACGTAATTTTTCATTCTGTGCTTCCTGGCGCCTTGTATTTTCCAAAAGAATGGTTCTTGTTTTTGTACTGTTCTACCACAACATTCATTCCGTGCAAGTCGATATCATGTTTGACTTGTTCACATTTTGTCATAGTAGAACCCATATTACAGGTCTGGTTCTCTCTGTACTCTATCTGTGGTGTTATGTGAGTATTGTCAAAAGTTGTTTTTCCAAAATGGCATAATTTTGTACACATCCAGCTCTTATTTAATCTGGGCTTTCTTGTGTTCTTCACTATCTCAAATTTTTGACGCAACATTTCTTCTGTCTTGGGTAAGTCAGACTTATCAAAACATATTGAAAATGGACCGCCATCATTAATAAAGTAGATAGAAAAAATGATATGATCTATCTTAGGATATAGATGGCTAATAGCATAATGATATATTCTTAATTGAGGATCACTTTCTAATTTTTCTTGAGTCTTTTCTTTACCAGTGGCCCAGTCTAATCTTCTTCCTGTTTTCCAGTCTACAATTTCAATGGTATTATCGCCGACTAATGTTATAAGGTCTATAGTTCCTTTTATAGCAAGATTGCCTTCAAGCTTACCGTCTGGAGTATCATAAGAATAGGCCGACCAAGGTTTCTTGATCTCAATATCAAAATGTTGTTCTGGACATAGGATGTGTCTGTTTCTTGGGTCAAACATCCCTCCGTTAAACTCAATAGCCTTATATACCCAAGCATGGCAATCTTTGTAATCTTTTAAGGCCCACTTATGATGAGGACTAGCCTCTGTATAATGCTTATAGACCTTTTCGATGATTGTGTTCAAACTATATGTGGATATGTCTAGTTTTCCAATAACATCATCATCTATGGTCTTAATTCCGTCCTGTTCCGCTTTTTTAATAACGGCTAGAATTTCTAGAACCTTATGCACGATGGTCCCTTTATCTGCCTTTTGACCTGATGGACCACGATAGCCGAGCACGTATTCCATAAAAAACTGTTGTTCGCACATTGAGTGCGTATTATAGGAGCTACTCCTAAAATATGTGACTATAATGGTAGAGTCTCCTGTAAAAATTTTTGAATATCCATACACTGATCATATATCCCCATCTCATCGTTCTTGCACACATAATCAAAATTAGACCAGTCATAATTAGATTCATCCAATATTGTTTCGCTAAGATGGTCTGAATTAAATGGATTACGAGTTAGTCTCATAACTAAGCCACCAGCATCTTTAATGCTAGATACCTCATTAGGAAATCGGCAATCAGTAATTAAAGCTATCTGTGGTTTATCTTTTTTGATTCTGTTTATTGTAGCTGAAACCCAAACGTCTGGTTTCATTTTACGGAAAATGTCAGTACCAACATATTGCATAATATCTCTAGATGACATTTTCTCATTTGATTCGGGCCAAGTTAATTCTGTGAGTCTATTCTTTTCGTCATCAGAACCGTAACATTGTTCATATGTCAGACCAAGAATATTCATGCAGATATCTTGTTTTAGTGGATCAGCAAAACTATAAATTTTAACGTGTGGATCTAATACTTCATATAGCTTCTTGAGCATGAAGTCGTTTTTCCTAACAGATGTGTCCAAAACCCCAGCATAATTAGTATCTCCAAATAAATCAGAAACAACCATTCTACCTTCAGCATCTATATCTATTTGATTAGCAATGCCTAGCTCTGCTAATTTAACAGAGATGATGAAGTTACCTGTTGTGCTCTTGCCAGACTGTTTTCTTCCAGAAATTCCTAAAATCATATAATCACTTTAAAAGAGGAACAATATTTTGTTTAATGTAGTCTATTGACAGTTCACCAACGTCCTGTGCTGGAAAATCTATATTTTTAACATTATAGGTTTTGTGACACTTTTGTCGGATGAGATCAGCAGCTTTTTTGCCAGCATCATCGTTGTCCATCATGGTTATGATAGTCATGGCACCAGAAGCATCAAGAATCATTTTTTGTCTGTCGCTCAGTGACGAACCGAACACAGCAACGCTATTATGAATACCTGCTTCTTCTAATCTCCATACGTTGCCTGGACTTTCCACGATAATAACAGTATGATTTTCTAGAATATAGTTTTTGGCAAACCATATGTTATAAAGGTGATTCTGAGATTGAAATGAAGAGCTGTGTTTCCATTTTGAATAGAATCTTGATCTTTCTTCGTTTGGACAATCATCAGAAGTATTATGACAACATCCGCACTTATCACACTTTTCAAAGATACTACGACCAGAGCAACCAACCATATATTGGTGCTTATGATCATAAATAGGAACAACTACTCTATTAGACATTTCTTTCTTTGGATTATCACAAAAACCAACATCGTATCTGTCTAATATTTCTGGAGAGTATCCCCTATCAATGTAGTATTGAGCTGGTATCTTTAAATTAGCCCTGATTTGTTTTCTGGTTATTCCTTTTTCTTCCGTGGGTCTTTCCGGACTAATATATCTAATTGTTCCAACAAATGATTTCTTGTCTCTATCAACATTAGATATTTTAATGTCAGATAGATCTTTTTTGAGGAATTCTAAACAAAAAGTTAAAGCTTCATTAAATGTACAATGTTCGTCTCCATCTTTTACCCAATTGTATTTTTGATGAGAAATTATTCCTCTTACCAAGCCTATAATGGATGACTTAAAATATTTATCACATCCATGTGTCCTGCATTTCCAATTTCCTCTGTAGACATCTCCTTGAGGATATAGATTAAGAGCAGACTTATTATCACCACCATGAATAGGACAGCTCATGGTAACTAGTTTACCACTATAAGTATATTCTAAGCCAAAGTGTTCCAAAAGACTCTCTATATTGTCACAAAGATCATCGCAAACAACTTTTAGTTTTGCCTGATCATTCAAACGGAATTGCTGCTTCTTCATTGTTTGATTCATCGTTGATAATAAATCCATCCTTATTGTTTTTGTTATTGCTCATCAATTCTAGTCTTGTCTGCCCCTCTGTAATCTTGGCACACCAGCCCTTCATATAGCAGTTAATATAATCGTTGTCGTCTAATCCTCCACCATGACGACTAATTAATGGTACTAATTTCCTGTTTCCGTTTGTCGGGCCGTCCTCTGCAATCTCTTCGTCAGACTTGCGTTTGAAAATTGAGAAATTGCTACACAACCAGATGATTCTGTCTGAACCGCTTGCTGTGTCTGTGCTTTCTTTTGTAATACCATCACGATTAAGTTGGATAAATGCTACAATTGGAACCTTGTATCTTACTGCAAAATTATGCAATGATGTCATCATGAAACCAAGAACCTGATATTCTTTAAGATCTTGACTCATGCCCGCACTATCCATAAGTTTTAAGTAATCATAAAAGATCACACACTCTTTAGCTGTGCCATCATCATTAAGACCAACCTCTTTAAGAAGCCACCTTCTCATTACTGCTAACTGCTCTTCAAATGGTTTACCAGCAATGGACTTATGAAACCACTTGCTTTCTTTCAGCTTATCCGCAGCTTGTATAATCTTAGCTTTTTTGTCTGGGGATTCTGCAAATTTTCCAGTTTCTATCGCATTAATTTCAGTTTCTGTCATCATTGCTAAGATTCTGTTAATGTGATCTTCTTTATTCATTTCGGTATCCATATTAAGAACCGGAATACCTACTTTGTTAGCAATATACTGACCCATATTATCGGATAGGAGTGTCTTACCTGTCTTTGGCCGTGCTGCTATCACATTTACAGTACCCTTTCTGAGTCCGCCACCTATAGCTTGATCATATATGGGGAATCCTGTAGAGATACCAACCTGATCAACCTTTTTAGTTTCTAGTTCTGCCAGATAAGCATCTAGGTCTTTTCCGAAAGATACTGGATGATTGTCTGTATCGCTCAACAATGATGAAAAATTTAAAACAGCATCTTCAGCTATTCCTAGAATAGAAGCAATCGGTTCGCTCCCGGTAACGTCTAAGATTTTGTCTTGAGCTTGCTCTAGCTGTTTTCTTAAAAGTCTGGCAATCTCTAGTTTTCTGATTTTAGCGGCGAACTTACGAACATTTTCTATATTAACAGGAAAGTCTAAAATAGCTTTAAGATGTTGCGCTTCTTCTTTCTTGGCTAATATATGTCCAAAATTTAGTTCTTGAGCTATAGAAAAAATAGATGGGATATCAATACTAGGCTTATGATCTCTTTCGCAAAGAGTTTTTAAGCAAGTATAAATGATACTATTGCTGTCGATGGTAAACGTTGTTGACTGTACAATATCTGCAATATCCAAATAAGCATCTTCACCAAATTTACAAATACCAGCAAGAACTGCTCTTTCTGCTGATGGGTCACACAAAATCATTCTATTTCCTTTCAGCCTGCTGACGTTGAACAATTGTTACATTTATATCGGTCTGGCGCATCGAAAAGTAAAGCTGGACTTATTGTTTCTTTTCTTCCACAAACACGACAAACAACATCTATCATATCAAAGTCTCTAGCTCGACTAACCGGAGGAAACTTAGCTAGTTTCTTATCAATAGCAACATCATCTTTATGCATGTCTTTTTCAGACATACTTAAAAACTTATTCGTGCTTTTAGTCATTTTCCTCTTGGATCCCTTGGTCCTAAGAGGGGCTGTAAATTCTTCGTTAGATGATTGATCTGTTTCTTGATCTTCTTCGGTAGGAAGCATCTGTTGAAGCAGATTGATCAAATTTTTGAGTTGTTCTGGATTTTTAGCTAAATCATTAAGATCCATTTTTCACCTTTGCCCTTTGAATAGATAACATGATGTCTGATAGATGTTTAATACTATTTGCCAAATATTGAAGTCTATCACTTCTTTGTTTAGCGTATTTTTTAATCTTATTTAATGCTGATGCCTTTTCATTATTTTTAATAGCCTGAAAGGACTTTTCGATATAGCCATATCCCTTATAGTTGTTAATATCTTCTGCTATTGTCTCTTTTATGGTCTCATCCGCCCAGTTCAATCTAGACAGCTCTCTATTTATAGAGCGTTGAACATGAAACGCAAACTGTCCTAATCTATAAGCTATTTCCCCACAAACTTCTGGTGTTGTCTTTTCAAGCTCGTCTCTGCTCATTTGGAAATAACCATTAAGTTCCTCTTCTGAAAAAGAGTCAGCTCTGTAAGTTCCTAGTCCAATACCTTTTTCGTATTCGTCAAGGATCTTATCCCATTCGTTTACTTGTTCTTTAGTATTCATTTTTAATCCTTATTTCCCATTGCTCTGTTTGATCAAATGGCAACTCTATATATTCAATTCCATTTAATTCGCACCACTCTTTTTTGTCTTGATCTCTTTTCTTATGTCTTATAAAGCCTAGTGGACTATTATGGAAAAACCTACTAAACTTATAGTGTTGTTCTCCATGAACTTCTACGCACTTCTTAATAAGAGGCAAATAAAAATCTAAATAAAGAGTTTCTGTTCTTCTTGTATTAACGGGAACTTCTTCCAATACCTGTAAGGTAGGAAAGCAAGCATGGATTAAATCTCTGGCCTGTAAATGTAGGCTAGATTTATTTTGAATAGATCCATGAGCAATATTTCCGATTAACTGCCAATTATAAGAATTCCCATCTAAATCTTTTACTTGCATTTGATGCCCATAGTCTCCTTGACCTTTGTCCATAAATCGTCATAAACTTCGGGATGCTCAACCAAATACTGTCTGGTCTTTTCAAGACCTTGGAACTTTGGCTTGTCCTCGACAGATGACATAGTATACCATGCGCCACCCTTTGACACAAGTCCCAAATCTACAGCGAGTGTCAATAGCTCCATTTGCTTATCAATACCCTGTCCATATCTGATATAACTAGTAATCTTACCTCCAGGAGCACCTAATGCAGAGCAGAGTACTTGCCAGTGTACTTCTTGTCCTATCTGAGGACTGTCTGTGCTTAAATTCCATGGACTAAAATAGTTAGCCTTGATTTTAATATCTGTTTGATAAGCAATAGCTTGACCACTCTTTTCTTTCCACTCACTGTGTCCCATGCCGGGATTACCCATTTGATGAGTAATACCTATAACAATATTCCTATTAACAGGAATAACGTTGGCCACCTTCCTACAAAACTTTGCTAATAGCTTTGCACCATCGGCTCTTTGCATTTTGTTCATATCGCTGGTAATTTCAGCTTCTGTACATAAAGCAGAATACGAGTCGATGATAACTACCGAGCCTGGAATTTCATTGATAATTCTTTCACCAATTTGAAGATATTCTTCTGCGTGTAGAATCTTGCCTTCTTGAGAACCTATGATATTAAACTTATCTAGATTTAATCCTGGGATACCCTCTAGATCTCGTTTCTTTAATCTTCCTTCTATATTAAGATAATATACTTCTCTGCCTTCTTTGAATGATCCGTGAGCATACTCTTTCTTTTGTGCTGTTGCACAGAAGTCTAGTGAGGTTGTGGTTTTCCCGCATTTAGGTTGACCGGTAAAAATAACGAATGATCCTTCTGGGATACCACCATTTAGTACAACATCTAATGCTGGACTAACAGGAATATTGATTAGTGACTTATCAATAACGGCATTTGCCGTTAACATTACATTATCACCAAAATTCTTTTTAACGTCTTCTTTAAGTGCCATCATCTAGATCCTTTAATTTAGAGAGTATACCCTTTTTACTATTTTCACTAGTCTTATATGTCTTGTCTTCTTTTCTGTCGAACTCAAGAGTTAAAGACTTATTTTGAGATTCCAGTATTTGTTCTTGTTGTTCTATAATAGGGATCAGGTGAGGGGCGCGTAGGGAATAAATTTTTGAAGCTTCCTTGGTATTCAAAGCTCTAACAATTGCTGTCTCAGAATGCTTTTCTAGAAGTTTATTCGCTGTGCCTATTTGATTCCTATAATATGCTGACCATGTTTTATTTGCCCAAAATCTATAATGTAAATCTTGACCAGTAAGCTTAGCTTTGTTCTCGCATATTATCTCTGTAATATATTGAGCAGCAGATACGAGCTTACCGTTCGAGTATTTCGAAGGGTATTTATTGCTCATGTTCACCCATTTGGCCTAAATATGTTCTTGTTAGTATTAGGATGCGCCTGATTGACTTTTTTAGCATGGTCATTTACTTCTGATGCTTCTTTCGTCATAATAGCCACGCTGTTATTTCTCTTTGCAGAAGTGTGTCTTATCATTAAGTCTTTGGATGCTGGTTTCTTAGCAACTTCAGAGGTTGTTTTAACAGAGCTTTGCTGATTAACATTCCTAGACTTCTCTAAAACTCTTTGTACTTGCTTAAGTTCCAAATCTAGCTCTTTAGCGATTGTTTGCTGGTCTTTGCCCGTACTGTTAAGCCACAGTATTGCATATTGCTGAGTTTTGTTGGTTCTAGCCATTATATTATCTCTCTTTCCGCATTATGTAGCCATGCGATATTTTGGGTACTTAAAAACCTGAGATAGAAAACAAAAACTTTTTCATTAACCTCTCTAAACTTAATACCATCCTTACAAACTCTGTCTAGAAATGTGTTAACTTTTTCTTCTCCATAAATCGAAACGGGATTGTAGATATTTCCGTTGTTTCCTGTTCTAATATAGAACTTGACCGAGCCATCAGAACGAAAAATCTTTTTAGCAAATACATTCTCGGAATCGGCTTCAACAGTGTAATTATACAAAGAGTCTGTTGTTTCGCTTAATCCTTTTAATGTATAGAATTGATCAGTGGCTTGCTGAATTTTAGTATTATCTTTTCTGGCCTGGAATATAAAGTCTTCATTCATTGGTATTCTCTTCTTCTGTGTTTGGTTTATTGATTTTTTCATCAGTTTTATCTGCTGCTGTTACCATAGCTTCTTCAAAAAAGTCGGTAAATGTTTTTACGTATTCTGTATACTTAATTCCTGTTGGTACTGGAATATGGTATGTTTTTGTACTCACCTCCCTGTTTGCAACAACATATCCTTCTTTGTCTTGTTCTAGAACATTAATTCCTAAGCTAAAAATAATCTCATGAGGACAATCTATAAGTTTTGTTTCTTCTGGAAAAAAACTAAGCTGATTATCAAATTGGTGTTTTAATATGTCAAAACTATTTTTAGGTAGAATTTCTTCTAACTTATCTAGCTGTTCTTTTGTTAGGCTGCTTGCTTCCATTTTCTGTCCATTTGATTTTAGGTTGCTTCTTCATTCTCGACATGCCCGTTGGCAGGTCTTGTGTTGGGGCGTCTTCTCTATATGCATTATGTTTAACGTGTAGTTCTCGTTTTTGGTCGTCACTCATCCTATCTCTGTTTCTGTTAGCTAAATCCCCCAGCGTCTTTAATTCGCTATCAGACTTTTTAACAGAAGCATTGAGGGTCAGTAGGTCTTCAATATATCTTCTTTCTGTCTTTTTTGACTTGCATTTCGGACAAGGCGGCTTGTCTGTGTAGTCCTTGATATTAAAAAATAGTTCAAAGTCACATTTACAAGACGAACATGCAAAAGAATATGTTGGCATATTATTTAATTTCTCTTTGAGCAGACTTTAACCATCTGCTATTTTTTGTCTTTAGATAGGTTATGTATTGATTAAAAACAGATTGTGTTACTTCTGTAAATTGAAGTCCTCCCTTGCATGTATTATTGATAAACGAATTGGTTTCTTTATCTTTAACATTAGACAAGATTTCTACTGGATCAAATATGATATTGTTTTGCTTGGTCCTAATATAATATCTATATTGCAAACCAGCAATCGAACCCATATGCTTTGATGGCTTATTGAGTAATGCCTTGGCCATGGTTTGAGGACTATCTTCTAGAGTTAGTCTTGGGTTGCCACTATCATCTAAAAAGTCTTCTTTCCCTATTAGGGAATAGTACATATTTTTTATTTCTTGTGCTTCTTGATTATCTCTGATATTAAAAATTCCATCAACTTTCATTCATATGCTCCTGATAAGATTCTGGTAGATAGGGCTCCCACTCTGTTGGTATGTCCGATCTTATATTAATTAGGAGTCCCACCACAGGCAAGTACTTGAACGATTTAGCGGGTTGGTACGGCAGATTAAGTAATTTCATATTCGCTTGTGCTGGTGTCTTGTTTCCCTTTTTCCTGTTACATTCAACACATGCTGTTACAATATTGGTCCAACAAGTAGGGCTTCCTGTTTTTCCTTTCCATGCCGATTTTGGTATAACATGATCATATGTTAAATTAGTAGTATCTTTTTTTTGATAACAATATTGACACGTATAAGCATCTCTAATAAAAAGATTTTTCCTAGAAAAATTTACTCTTTGATTATGTAATTTAAAATATCTGTTAGTTTTTACAACAGCAGGAATAGGGTGTTTTTTATTATGTACACCCAGAATAAAATCATTTTTATAGAAGTCTATAATCTCTATAGACATCTTTGAATGTTGATCGTATTGTGCAGACCATACTATAGCTCTTTTCCAGCTAATAATACCTAGAGGAGTATAGTCTGCATTCAATACAAGACACTTACTGTTTTTGGCTTTCATTTTCGTAACTATCTAAACGTCCTATTATTTTTCCTATAATTGGGTTTCTGACAATATCAGAGCTATCAAGTCTAGAGATCCCAATCCCTTCAACTCCGCCAAGAGCGCTAATCATATCATAAAATCCGCCCTGCATGTGTCTATGTAGGTCTGATTGGCTAACGTCGCCAGTAAGTATCATTTTGCTGTTATTGCCGATTCTTGTTAATAACATTTTAAGCTGATCATAAGAAGCGTTCTGACACTCATCTGCAACAATAAAAGCATTATGGAAATTACGACCTCTCATTAATCCTAGTGGTACTATTTCTATTTTATTATTTGTTTTTAGACTTATATACTGAGCAGTTGGGATAAAATGATTTACCTCATCCAATAATGGTAAAAGGTAAGGATGAATCTTTTCTTCTGCTGTTCCAGGCAAATATCCTATCTTTTCACCAGATTCTACTACTGGTCTAGTAATAATAATCTTTTTGATTTTTTCGTCTAATAGATATTCCAAAGCCATTCCAATAGCAATGTGTGTTTTACCACTTCCAGCAACTCCCTGACAAAAAGTAATAACATTCTCTGCTACTGTTCTAATGTATTCTTTTTGATTATCTGTTCTTGGTTTTAATCTATTTCTATAAATACTTCCTACTGGAGCGAGATCTTTTGTAGCATCTATGACCTTATTCTTCTTCTTGGCGTTTTTTCTATTTCTCAAGTTATGCCCTTTGACTACAGAGGAGAGGTGCCAATTATAATAATACTATACACCGCTAATTGTAGTTATGTTATTTTATCCCACTAGAGCCGAACCCATTAATTGACCGTTCACTATTTGTTAACTCCGTCACTTCAATAAGTTTAAAATTCCAATGTTGTTCAAATATGATCTGAGCAATTCTATCTCCGGCATTGACAATAAACTCTTTTTCCTTATCTGTATTATACAGAACAACACCTATTGCTCCACGATAAGAACTATCTATGACCCCAGCTAATACATCAATACCATTTTTAACAGCAAGGCCCGACCTTGGAGCTATTCTTCCATAAAAACCATGAGGAATTTCTAACGACAATCCAGTATTAATTAGAGCACGAGATAGTGGTGGTATAACAACAGTGTCTATAGATCTCAAATCCGCCCCAGCATCTGAATCATTATTTCTAGATGGTAGGACTGCTTGAGGATCTAATTTTTTAAAGTAAACTGACATTATAGTAAGCAAGCTCCTCCGGCACAACTAATTTCCTCAATCCCAGCAGTATTGTCTTCTGTCTCTAGTAATTGAGTATAGTCTACCTTTTCAAAACTATTGTATAGATCACAGTATAGTTTCCAGTTATAAACATCTTTCATGCAATATGTTAAACGACGAATGTCACCGGAAAAATATTTTCCTGCAAAATTCTTCATCTTGGCTGCAAACTTTAACTTATTCTCATTGTCATCTTCTTTAGCTTGATTTAAACTAACGTAGTCGCAGGCTGCCCATAAGTTATTATTAAAGGCATTCAGACCCAGTTCGATTAAACCAGAACACCATAAGGCAGCATCTCCATATTCTTTAACAATTTCTCTACTCGTATAAACTGTTGTAAAAGGAGCTTGTGGATAATCTTTATCTCCGCTTTGTGGGATCAATGATATTCCAGCAAAAAACTTTCTATTGTCATAAATATACTTGGTTACAGATTCCCACTCATCTGGTTTAACTGTGACAGTATTGCTAACATTATGACTCAAGTACTCTTGTGTACATAATGATCTATTCTTTCCAGACTGAACCCAGTTCTTTTGAGTTTCTTTTACAATAGACAACATATCTACTGCTGGAAGTTGATTCTTTAGTTTTGCCCCGTCTGGAACTTCTATCGGAAATTTGACCACTTCATCAGTATTATTAGCAGACCACGAGGACTTCTCGCAGGCTTGCGGGTTTACTTTCTTAAAGTGCTGGTATGGTGCTTCTAAAACATTAGCTTGTACATGGCGTATGTATCGTTTAGCGTGGTGCGGATGAATACCAGAGCTAGTTCCAAGCATACTTGAAGATGTTCCTTCTGGCTTCAAGCAAGTTACTCTGGCAGCTTGGTTTATATTGATCTTTTTAGCAATTTGCTTATTTGTTTCAACAGCAATCTTTGCTCCTTTGGTCAATGTCTTTTCTGACAAAACCAGATCATGCTTTTCCATTGTTCCTGTTAATGAAACACCTAGAAGAGCTTCTCTTTCAAAGATCTTTTCGCTAGTTGTTCCAAGATATTCTAGCTTAGTAAATCCTGCTTGAAGAGTTCCAATAATAGCAGCAGCACGGCATCTTTCAAGAAAGTCTTCTTCGTCATCTACACTAGAACAATTTATTGTAGATAGATTACAGCCCTGCCATCCTGACTTTCCAGAAGCTTCTTCAATTGGCCACATACCAATTTCAACACAAGGATTAAAAATCATTTCTGTTGATTCGCTCCAGATAAATCCTGGCTCACCGAATTCTTTTACTGATTGCATTAAGCCAGCAAATTCCTCAAAGGTTGTTTCGCTTTTTAGTAATAGTGCCGAGTTATTGCTTCGTGCTCTTTGTGGATTCTCCATATACCAATTGCCTGTTTTAGCCTTGGCCATTTCGTCATCATCATGACTAAACAGAGCTAGCGAAGCACTTCTTCGTACTCCTCCAGACAATACAGCATCGCTACTATGCATAACGATATCATAGGCATCGATTGGTCGTAATTTCTTTTGTTCGTTCTTAATACACCTGTCTAATAGAGCTCTGATCTTTTCAAGTCCATTTGCTAATGGTTCATATCCAGGAGCTTTACCTACGCCAGAAGCTAAAGAAGATCCCTTTGGTCGAATATTTGAATAATCAAATACTATATGACTATTCTTATATTGTTTAAATTCTTCTACTGGCTTACTAAAATAAGAACTTAATAGTACCCCTAGAGCATTAGCCCAGCCTTCTATGCTATCATCAATAACATATTTAATAGCTTGATCTTTTTCTACTTCGTGTTCTAGAGGTGGTAATTTTGCAACATGGTGCTTTTGAACACTAAAGCCCGTTCCAGAGCCACACAACAGTAGCCAAAAACATTCTTGGAAAAATCTTAAACGATCACAATAACTGGCTGTGCAATTATAAATCTTTGCGTGGCGCTTTAGGATAGGATCTCCACCAAACTGCAAAGCTCTTTGACTGCCCAAAACCTTTTTCTTATACATCATATCATATGCCCAGTCAATATCGGCTGAGATGCCAAATTCATCATATCTAGTGTGCATCATATTGCGCACTCTATCTACGGCTTCTTTCCATGTTTCTCTACGATTCTTATCTTCTAACCAACGAGCATACTTACTAACGAATGTATAATTCTGCAGTTCTTGAAGCGCCGACATATTATCTCCTACTTAATAGTGCTGTGAAACCTAAGGCGATAGTGATCAAAACATTACCTAAAACCATAGTTGGTTGATCGCCTTTGTAAAAAGAATAAATTGATACAGATAATGATAATAAAAAACAAAACGTTGATGTATTCATAATACACCACACAGATTCTTGAGCCAAGAGAGATCTGGTGTTACTTTAAAAATTTTTATTTCGCTCATTTCTACAAAAGTGTCAAATATTTTTTTTGCATTATCATCAAACAGGTGAGTACCATGATCATCGATCATATAAACTGTTTGCACTCCTTCTTGCCACAAGGCCATAATGCAATCATTACAACATTGGCCCGTAACATATGCTATGCCATTATCTGGCCTAACAACACAGTTAGATAAAGCATTCCTTTCGCTATGAACCATCCAAGGATATTTATCTGGACGATTTTTTGGAAGTTTAGCATCGTCTAAACCTCGTGGATATCCATTATATCCAACTCCTAGAATCCTATTATTTTGATCAGTTATGACACATCCGTGTTGCGTATGTATATCATGACTTCTTTGAGAAATAACTTTCGCTAATCCCAAGAAATAGTCCGTCCAGATTGGTCTCATTTTGTAGAGTCGATTATTTTTCTAATAGCTTTTTGTAAAATACTAAGGAAGCAATTGCTCCTGCTACTCCCATAACTACTCCCGTGGGTTGTAGTGGGGTCATGCCCAGTAGATAGGTTATTATACCTCCACAGTACGATCCTGCAACCCCTAAAGCTATAGTTTTCCAGAAACCGAAATTTTCTTCTCCAGGCACTATGCTTTTAGCTATTGAACCGACAAACAGACCATAAACACACCATACTAAAATATTAAACATTTGCTGCCTCCACTAAGGTTGCTACTTCATCATCCGTGAGAATTTCTCCTGTTTCTAACAAAGCATTCAATATTGATAAAGAATATTTTTCATAGTCTTCTTTTTTCATTTC